TTGTTGTCCAGACCCCGCAGGGCCGGGATGTCATCGTCAACTTTAGAGGGCACCTTGAGCGGCAAGCCGGTCTCCATAATCTCTTTGATCCGAGCGGCCTGTTGCTCGTCCTCTACAGAGAAGCATAGCTCATCATGCACTGTCAGCAAAGGAACAAGGCCTTCGTTATAACAGTCCGCCATGGCTTTTTTCGTTTGATCAGCGGCAGATCCTTGGATCAGTTTGTTTAACGCCTTGTAAGTAAAGGCTCTTTTCAGATTGTTGATCCCGCCGTATTCTTTCTTGGCTTCCTCCAAAGGCAAAGGTTTATTATATCCAAAGCTATCAGGTTCCCACAGATGGAACCGGCACTTGCGTCCAAGGATGGTGCGGATCTGTCCGAACTTCTCAGCCCGTTGAGTTGCCGTAACGGCAAGCTGCTTCACGAACGGAACCTTCTCACGGTGTTCTTCCATGATGGCCTTGGCTTCTTCTCTTGACAGGCCGAGCTGATCGGCAAGCTTGCCTACACCCATGCCATACATGATGCCAAGGTTCACAGTCTTCGCCTGCTTACGGGAGATGCCTGCGATGTCAGCAACCATTTGGTGCAAGTCAACGTCACCCTTGTGGTACTCCTCCACGATGTGATCGACCACGGGGCTGCGCATTTCGTCAGGCATGCTCGCAGCAAAGTGAACAAGCAGACGGGGTTCCTGTGACGAGTAGTCGAACGATCCCCACATCTGTCCTTCTTCTGGGATGAACAGGCCACGGATTAAACGCTTGATGTCTGGGTCCCGCGCAGGAATCTGTTGCAGGTTTGGGTTCGAGGAAGAAAACCGCCCCGTCACCGTGCCGCCGTCATCGCTACGAAGCTGATGAAATTCTGTGTGGATCCGACCGTTGTGCTCATAGCGCAGGATCGAGTCGATGAACGTACTGTCAGCCTTGTCAAATTCACGCAGCTGCACGATAGCCTGACACACCTCATGTGGATGCGCTGCCAAGAACTGTTTGTTGAAGGACGGCGAGCCCGCCTCTGTTCTGGGGTACTGAAGGTTCAGCGCCTCAAACACTCTTTGCACGGACGCTGCGGCCCAAGGTTCAACGGCCACGCCTGACTTGTCTTTGATAAAGTCCTTCAGTTCTTGGACCTTGGTCCTTAGACCTTTGCGCGCAATCTCCGCTTTGTCGAGATCGACACGAACGCCACGCATCCGCATATCGATCATCAGTGGAATGAGCGAAGTCTCGAGATCAAAGATGTGGGTCAGCTCTTGTCCTGTGATCTCAGTCTTGAGGCGGTCCCAAAGCTTCAGGGTCATGAGCGCATCTTGCTCTGCGTATGCTCCCACATGCATGGGCGGCAACCGCCACATGTCTTTCTTGGGATCGATGCCCCAGTCCTTTGCCGCTGCGCGCAACATCTTTTCATCCTTGCGCATATCGATGTAGTCGCGGCCAAGGTTGTTGAGGCTATAAGAGAAACGGTTCTCGTCGATGAGAGGCGCGGCGATCATGGTGTCGATGATCCGTCCTTGGACCTCGATCCCCTCAGCCCGCAGCCAACCCGCATCGTACGTGGCGTTGTGCATGATCTTGTCGATGTGCGGCGTTTCCATCTGCTTCTTCAGCCAACGCAGCGTCATCTTTTCATCAAGGTTGTGGCCGTTCTCATGGCGGATCGGGAAGTACCATGCCTCGTCACCTGCGGCGACAGCGATGCCGACAATGAACCCATCGTTCCGTGCCCATCCTGGCCCGAGTGTGGTCAGGTTTGGGTCACAGGTCTCGAGGTCGATCGCAATCTGTTTGCGGTCTGTCAGGTCTGGATACTCGCTCGGGATGTTCCAGTCTGGATTCAGCTTCTCACCAAGATCCATCCGGTCTGCAAATGAAATGGTGCTTTTGTCTTTACGATCGATTGCCATGTTATACTTCCGTCTCAAACTCACCGCCGAGGCTGCTATACGCTGCCTTGTCTATCCACGAATCCTCGTGGTCTAGGGTCTCCAAGAGGCGGCTTGTCTTGACCCAGTCCATCATCAACGCCACGTGAGCAGGTTTTACCTCACCGTGCTTCTTGATGGCTGCCAGAATGATGATGTTCCAACCGTCGGCAATGCGCTGATGGTTCAGCTTTGCGTCGCCATAGTCTTTGGCACGGTCGCCATGGACAAGGTTGTTTGCTGCGTTGAGAATGTCGTCCCTGTTCATACTAAATATTTAAACCTCTTGTTGCTCTCCACCAAATGGAGCGTCTTGCGGGCTCTTGTTACTGCCACATAGAAAGCTCGATGCTCATCGTCCTGATGGGGATTTTCATAACACATCTTCGATGTCCCCAAATAAACCACGCATGTGTCGTCTTCGCCACCCTTCATTCTGTGAATGGTGGAGAGTTTGATGCGAGGCGGCTTGGTGATGTCCTCGCCCGACATCTCAACGTGGTACAGAAAGCTTTGAAGAGACCGACCCAGGTTCATCGCTTCATACGCTGTGCGGTCTGTAACCTTCAACCCAAACTCTCTAACCAAGTCTTCCATTGTAAGCTTGGCCTCTGGGTCCGCAGCGTCGAGGAGTTTGGCAGCCCCTCTCTTGACCACGGCCCTGTCACCCTGCTTGGGTACACACTCGTACAACTCGCGGATCAGCGGTAGCGCCACAGCCTCGCCCGCCTGCAGGTAACGCCACGTCTTGATAGCGTTGGCGACATTCTGTGGGATTGGAAGCTTTCCGTTGACCGAGTGGTAGTAGCCAAGGTCATAGACACGAGAAGCCAGTTCGTTCACCAGGTGGTTAGTCCGGGCCATGATGGTAATCGAACCTTGGTCCAAGCGCACCGAGTCCATCTCATAATGCCAACGCACCTCACCCTCTTCCTCCGTCGGATGGTAGTCTTTCGGCACTCGGTTCTTGATCCTTTTGACGATGCGCTGACCCACGTCAAAGATTTTCTTGGGCAAACGGTATGACTTGTCGAGCACGATCTTGTGCGGGGACATGTTGATGAAGAGCTGCACGTCCACGCCTGTCCAACGGTGGATAGCCTGGTCGTCATCCCCTGCGATCAGCACCTCTTCTGCAACCGTCGCCATCTTCTGCACCATCGCCCACTGCAATGGCGTGAGGTCTTGCGCCTCGTCCACGATCAGGATCGCACAGGGCGTAGGCTCTGCCGTGTCCACGAACAGAGAGATCATGTCGGTGTAGTCCACCTTGTGCAGCTTGGATTTGTACTCGACAATCTGTGCGTCGATCTGCTTGCACTTGCTAAGGCCCATATTGAAGGTGTCGTGCTCACGCCACTCCTGCTCCAAAGGGATCATGCGGTAGCGGGCACGGTCAATGATCTTCAAATACTTCGAGCCATTGTGCAGGTCGCTCGGCAAAAGCGTTCCGTCTTCTGGTGTTACGATGACCTTGAACACCTCACCGACCATACGCCCGATCGCGTTGTAGTCTGTGCTTGCCATTAGGTCTGAAGACTTGATGCCCAATTCTTGGAACCCAGTGGAGTGCAGAGTGCGGAAGCGGCACAGCTGCTTGTCAGTCAGACCGAACTTCTTCATCGCCCGTTCCTTGGCCTCTTGCACAGCCTTGCGAGAGAAGGACACGAACGCAATTTGCTCAGGCTTGATACCGCTTTCCAGAGCATCCTCGATGCGACGCATCAATGTCTCTGTCTTCCCGCAGCCTGGAGGCCCGAAGATCATGGTGCTGTTCTCAATCATTTGCGCGACTCCAACCAAGCGTCGATCTCATCCGAGCGCCAACGCAACGTGCCCTTGGGTCCGCCCAAACGAATGGGCTTGGGCATCGAGCCTTCTTTGATCCACTTGTAAATCGCAGCGGTAGTGACACCAAGGTGGTCAGCAAGTTCCTTGGTCGTGATTAGTCTCATATTAGAAAGGGACATCGTCTACTATCTCCTTCACAGGAAGCTCTACTTCGTGTTCTTCAAACTGCGGTACGTACCAGACACGGACACTTGCCCACTTCCCTTCTACCGTTTTAAAGCGAAGGATCTTGTCTGCATCACGGCCCTCGTTGAGGCGCTTCACCTCTTCTTGGATCTTGGCCCTGTTGTCGTACCATGGGTGGTTGCGGTTGCGCAGGAAGTTGACCAACGCTTCGATCTTGAAGTGATACAAGCCATCGTTCAGCCACGGCTTGCCTGACTCAATCTCCGATGGATCGTAAGCCTGCGAGCCACTGGTGCAGTAGGACTTCAGGTGATCCTCAAACTGACCAGTCAGCGTCAGCTCTCTTGGCACAGGCACGAAGGTCGCATCCTTCAACAACCCATTCACAAGATTGGTCCAGTCAGACGCTTTCATCGTAGAAGGCATAAAGAATATCTGTGACATGCAGGCCTTCTGCCAGAGCGACTGGTTGTGCAACTGGTCCACCGTCAACTCCACCCTCTTCCCGTTCACGTCCATGAAGTAGTACGGCGGCTGAGACATGATTACCGTCAGACCGCCCACGTCAGCTTTGTTCTCCGCTGAGCTGCCGATGCCATGCTTGGCAGCCATACATCCGGCTCTGTCGCAGTGTGACTTGAATGGCTCGATGTTGCAGGTGAAGTAATAATCTTTCTTCTGCAGCTGCTTGATCACGTTCTGTACTTCGCCCGAGTCCAAAGCAGGCAGCATGAACTTGCGATTGTATTCCTCGACCACAGTCTGCCATGTGTCGGGATACTTGCTCCGTGCATACACACCCATTTGAAACAGGGTGTTGTTGCGATAGTCTCCGACATTGCCTGTCGCCACAAGAATGCGCAGGCATGGTGGTCCATCCTGGAAGAACTCCTTGGAACCTCCGAGGTCGAGCGCGTCGAGATCGATCCTCGAAACTCGGCCCTTGTCCACACGGTCCAAGAACTCCTCGAGGTCGAGCGCGTTTGCGTTCTCATCAAAGCAATAGCGCGTTGTCTCTTCCGCCTTGAAGTAAGGCATGTTGATAAAGTTGCCCAGGTCTCCACGCTCGGACAGGATCTCGTCCTGCTTGGGAAAGATCTCACAGCCAGAAAACCCAAGGGCGATCGACATCTCTGTCAGGTACTCACGTATCGCAGACGCAGGCATCCAGTCTTTTAAGAACAGGAACAGATGCGCGCCACCCGACTTGGTGCGGCAGTGAAACAATGGAAGCTTCAGCTTCAAAATCTTTTTCTGAAGGGCAGCATGGTCGAGGTCGTATTCGTCGATGTCTAACGCGCCAAAGCGGCACACATTCTGGTCTGTGATTGGGATCGCGCCGACCCCTTGCTTCCCGTCGATGTGTCCTTGCACCATTTCCGCAGTCATCTGACCGCGCCGAACAAAACTCTTTGCCTCTGCTTTACCCTTGCGACCGATGCGACCGACCGTAGTCTCGCCGTATGCTTGCTTCGATCCCTCGAATGCGGCAAGCAATCTCTCTGCAAGTGTCATTGGTTACTCCTGGTTGGTGAAGGTGGGGGAGGGTAGAAAGGAGAAAAACGATCCCTCCCCCTAGCTGCTTAGAAGGGAATTGCATCCTCTTGGTGAGAAGAAGATGCGTTTGCAGTCTCTTCTGGAGCAGCTTTCACTTCACCCGCAGCAACCGACTCACGGAAAGCCTTGGCTTCCAGAAGCAGGTCGCGGGAGTCTACGAGACCAACGTGTTCAACTTGCCAGTTGGACCACGAACCTTGGTCATTGGATTCCTCTACGGAATACAAACGCCACATGGTGGCATAGACGGGCGGCGTAACCATGTCGCCAGTCTTCGGATGCTTTACCTTCTGCATCGCAATCTGTGTCTTCCAACGACGGCTGACCTTCAGCTGCGTGGACTTCATGTCGATCACAGCAGGTTGGTACGATCCATCCTCTTCGACGATCAGGCAGAAGTGCTGATCAGACTTCACCAACTCGTTACCGTTGGGCAGGATCTCCTTGGCACCAGAACGCTGTGTCTGCTGAAGCAGCGGACTGCCCGCAGGGATCTCGCCACGGAAACCACCACCCATCTCACGAGGGGTGAACTCCAGATACTTTGTGGTCTGGAAGCAGGGGATCACATTGAGACCCTTCTCGCCATCCCAGTACTGGTTGGTCACGTTGTTGAACGCGTCGCCCGAGGATGCGCCGTCGATGTACTCAGCCTTCTTCTTGTTCAGCTGAGGTGACAGTGCTTGCAGCAAACGGACGAAGGGGATTTGCATCTCGCTGCTGTCGAAGGCAGCGCCGTCGCCGGCGTTTGCAAAGATGTCATCCAACACGTCTGTGGATACTGCGGTTTCTTTCTTGGTTGCTACTGCGGTGCTCATCATACTTTCCTTTTGATCTCAGCAACATTGGACACGAACGCCCCGAACATATCGAGGTCGATCGGCTTGTTGGACTCGATGCGCTCTTTGACGAACGCCTTCAGAGTCATGGGGTGGACATAGGTTTTGGTTCCGGGATCGAAGCCACGCTCTTGCAGCATGCCAATGACATCACCTGCAATATTGTCTTCGCCCTTGCCAAAGGACAGGACCACATCGTTCTTGATGATGTCGTCCAGGTTATTCTCACGGAGCCAAGAGATGGCTTCGTCCTTCCGATCATTGGGGATCGACGCATGAACCATCATCTTGCGTGACACTGTCACGCCGTCCACGTCCAAGCGTTCGACACCCATCTCATCCATAAGCATAGGGATGCGCTCCACCGACAGGCGGTGCTTTTCTGCTTTCAAGGATTTGAGATGCTGCTCTGTGTCCTCGATCTCTTTCTCGACGTTGCGGAGAGATCTTACCAGACCACTGAGGGTCTTGGCTGTATCAGCTGACACATTATCCAAGGCACCTGCCTCGTCAAAGATGTCGTCAAAAATGTCAGTCATAAGTTTTATCCTCTTCAGGGTTGATTGTGGGCAACTTGTTTGCTACCCATGAGTCAGAACATATAGACTAGGAGAATGGTTGTCAATG